TCAACGGACCTGACGAGGGTTCTTTGGTACGAGTGTACTGGATGCCGCGTCAGCGATGTCGTCATAATTGAGCGCTTCCGCCGCCCCGGCGAGGTATTCCGGGGAGAAGCGCGCGTAGATCGAGCGCGTCACCTTGACGTCGCTGTGCCCGAGATACGACGCGATCTCTTCCATGGGGATACCCGCTTCGGCCATGTGCACCGCTGCGGAGTGGCGCAGCATGTGCGGCGTCGCTTTCGCCAGCCCGGCGCGCTTGCCAGCTGATGCGAGACCTTTCTTGACGCTGGCGACGCGCCTGCCGGCATACTCGATGACGTAGCGGGTCAGCGCGCCCGCCTGCGCCTCGCGCAGGGCGGCGCGCGCCTGCCGCGTCATGGGAACGATCGCGCGGCCCTTGTGCGGGGTTCTGATTTCCGGGTCTTCGAGCATGATGCGCCCCCGCTCGAAATCGACGCGATCCCATGTCAGCCCGAGAATGGCCTGTACGCGGCCAGCGGTGGCGACGCCCAGGATCGTGAACAGGCGCAGGTGGGGCGCATCGCAGGCGTCGATCAGCTTGCGGACCTGCGCGCGCGTCAGATGGCGCTCACTCGGCTTGGGCTTGCCGGGTCTCTCGATGTACGGCGCGCGCTCGATATGCCCGTTCTTCTCCGCCCATAGCAGAACCATGCGCAGGTGCCCCAGCTCTGTGTGAATGGTGCCGTCCTTGATACCTGCGTCGCGGCGGCGCGCGGCGTGCTGCTTGCAGTGCTCAACGGTGATGGCATGCGCGGGCAGGGGGGCGAACAGGGGCGCGAGCGCTTTCCATGTATGGGGGAGGGTGGCGCTGATGGCTCGGCCCGCCATGGCGCGCGCATAGGCGCGCCATAGCGCTTCGACCGTATCGGCCTCGGGGCGCGTCAGCTCGGCGTAGAGTGCTGGCGCAATCTGTCGAGCCTTGCGCGGGTCGCTGGTTCCAAGCGAGCGACGTTTCCGCTGTCCATCGGCGGCGGTGTAGATGAGGACGAGCTTTCCTCGGTGGTGTCCGATCGACCATTCGGGCTCTTGCATTCGTATTCCTCAACAGCTTCGGCACTGACACGATAGAGCTTGCCAGTACGAAAGCCCCGAAGCTCTCCGCGCGCAACCAAATTCCGCACGGTCTTCTCGCTGACGCCCCATCGCTGCGCCAGCATCTGCGGCGTGAAGACGCGAGTTTCAGCCATCGCTTACCTCCCGCCCCGCCTGAGGAAATTGATCACTGCCGCAGCGGTGAGAAACAGGAGCGTCATCGCGCCGGCATATGTCATCAGCCCGAGCGGGTGGAACATAAGCCAGAGGAACCATTCAATCATGTTCCGCCCTCCCCGTCGCTCCGCTCCTGGTCGATGAGTGCGAGGATGGCATAAGCTACCCTACGCGCCCCAAGCGCGGCCATCTCACATTCGGCCTCGCGCTCTTGATCTGCTACGCGGGCCGCGATGCGCAGCGCCTCCCTCAGCGCAGCCTCCCGCGCTTCACGGCGGATCGCGGCGGGGTCGGTCTTCGCCTTGAAAAACTCCTGTTTTAGTGCGGCCTGCAATTTAGCGCCCGGCCCTAATATATACCCAGGCTCTTCGTAAGGCAGATCGTCTATCTGGTCCAACACAGCGGAAACTGCCTTCAGCCCTTCCGTTGTGATTCTATGAGTTTCTTCTTCAGCTGGGCCGCTCGTTTCGCAGTCATCCAGCAGGTAAAAAACTTGCCTGCCAAGCTCCCCAACAAGATCCAACAATGACTGTTGTTTCTCTGCGGGCTTGCTGATTGAAGCCCGGTCGGATGCGTCAACCAGCGCCGATATGATGCGGCGCTCGAAATCGGCTTGGGCGGCGGCTTTGGCATTGTTGGGATCATCGCAATCGGCAATCGTCTCTTCGATGCCAAAAGTGACCTGCCAACCGTAGCTATCGCTGCCAAAGTACATTTCGACGCTATATATGCCGAAAGGCGTAGTAGCCTCATAGCTGCCCGTAGGTTCGTGGCGTGGGTCTTCGGCGCTGCGGGCTTGTGTGATTTCCACCCACTCCAGTGCCTTCACCCCCACCCCGCCCGAGCGGTCGAGGGCGGTGGCGGCCTCTTCAAGTACAACCCAGCTCGCCTCCATTATCGGATGATCGCTCATCGCGTCTGCTCCTTCGTCTTCTGCTTCGCGGCCTCGACCTCGGCTACAAGCCGGTCCCGGTAGCGGACCAGCGCGGCCATGACGGACGGTTCGAGGGAGACGACGTAGTTTTCGTGGTGACTGACGGCCAGCCAGATCTGGTAGCCGTCGAAGGACGCATAGACCCCGTCTCCGAGGTATTCGCGCCGGTCGTGCTGCGGCATTTCCCGTCTCCCGATCAGCTTGTCATGGCCATGCCGGCCACCTTGCCCTTCGCGATGGCCAGAACGACCATGCGCGCGACGCTCTCGCTCAATCCGCACTCGCGCATCAGGTCGCGCTTGGCGGCAGCCAGCGCCTCCTGGGCGGCGGATGCTGGCGCGGGAGCGCTTGCTTGCGGGGCAGCTGGGGCGGGCGCTGGCTCGTCAGCCAGCGCTGCCCGCTGCGCCTCGAAGCGCTGGCGATCAGCTGCGGCTTGCTCCTGACGCGCGCGCTCATCTTCTTGGCGCTGGCGCTCGGCTTCTGCGCGCTCGCGCTCTGCCTTCTCCTTGCGCAGCTGCTCGAGCTCTCTGCGCTCGGCCTCGACGCGCTCCGCATCCGCCTTGGCCTGCCGCAAGCGCTCAAGCGCAGCGCCGCGCTCTTTTTCCAGCACAAGCGCCTGCGGCCCGATCTCGCTGCGGTCGATGACGATTTCCTCGATGTCACCGATCAGGTGATCGATATGCCCGATGCTGGCCCCGGCGTGCAGCCTGCTGCGTTCATCGATCCGGATGCGGATATCGTTGATCCGCTGCTTTTTCTTTTCCTCGCGCTGCTCCCACACCGTCAGCGGCTCGCGCGCCTTGTCGCGCAGGTCGTCAAGCGTCATGCGCACCTTGCGGCGCACGGCATCGACCGCATCGATCTCCTTGCGCTTTCCCTCGTTCAGCGCCTTGCCGGCGCCGTCGATGGCCGTCTTGCGCTTGACGATCAGGGCTGCGCGGCTGGCGATGGCCTTTCGGCCCTTGTCCGTATCGAGGTCGATTTCCGCACCAGCGATCCACTCGTTGATCTCGTCAACCAGCCTGTCGAAAGCGGTCTCGTCGCGGAAGATCAGCGCAGGCTCCTGCTCGATCATCTCCATGTAGCTGTAGCTGTTGTGACCTATGGTCGGTGCTTGATCATTCATCACTTTTTCCTCTTGCGATCCGTTCCTGCCGCCTGCCAGACGCGCGCAATGAAGATGCGCCAGCGCTTTTCCCGGTCTTTCATCGGTATGCGGGCGAAGTGCTGGCCCAGCTGGTTCGCCATCTCGTCCAGCTGGGCCTGTGTCAGGCCTTGCTGCTCGCTCATGCGGCGTCGGCTGGCGCGTCCTGCTCCCGGCAGGCTCTCTCGATGGCGCGCAGCACCTCGACGGCCATATGCCGCCCGTGCGGCGGCATGGCCGCGAGGGACTTCGCGCACTGCGCCAGCGCGGTGCTGTCTGCCTTGTTGGCCTGCTCGACCTCGCCATCCTCGAAGAACGACGCGATCGGCATGCGCGTGGCCTTGGCGATGCCGTGCAGCCGCCCCACGGAGATGCGGTCAAAGCCGCTCTCGTACTTCTGCACCTGCTGGTAGGTGACGCCAATTGCTTGAGCGAGTGCGGTTTGCGACAGGCCGGCCTGCTTGCGGTAGAGCTTGATCTTGAGCCCGACACTGCGGTCGACCGGGGTGACGTCTCGTACTTTCGCCATGGAATTATCCTTCCTTTTCGGCTGATTGGCGGTACTGCGGCGGGAGCCAGCCCGTCGCTTCGACGATGACGAAGACGACATTGACCAGCGCATCCTTCTTTGCGCTGGCGTAGCCGTTATTCTTGATCAGGGTTTCGATGTGCTCCGGCTCGCCGCGACCCGACCAGCCAATGCTCTCGATGCGAGTGCCGCTGCCCATGGCCAGCGCCTCGCGCATGACGGCCAGCAGGCGCGCCTTGGTGCAGCCTTGCAGGTACTCCTGCATCGGCATCAGCTCGCGCAGCTCGGCAACCAGCTCGTCATGAGGCAGAACGTCGATCAGGTGCTGAATGTACGAGCGGCGCACGTTCTCGCGATGCTGCGCGCCATCGGAGACGTCGATCGACGCGGCGGCGCAGATGGCCAGCTCCTTTGCGGTGTCCTGCGCGTCAAGGCCCGCGAACTGCGCATAGCTCTCGGTAAACAATCCGCCCGGGATTTCAGGCTTGCCTTCAACGTCGATGGCCTGATGGCCATCAAGGCGGATGCGCAGCGGCGAGCCGTAGCGCGTGTGCAGCGCGGCCAGCATCAGGTGCATCGCCAGGGTCGGATGGCGCGCGATGACGCGCGCCATCGCGACTGAGAGCGCGTCGTGCATCGTCGCGGAAAGCGCAGCGCTGATCGTCTCGCCGGGTTCAGGTTCGCTGGTCTCCGGCTCGGCCGGGCGTGCTGGCGGGTCGTTCAGCGCCGTATCGTCAGGATCCGGCGCGTCATCCGCTGCCGCATCAGGTGGCGTCACAAGACTGATCGAGAAGCCATATGTGCGCACGTCGACAAGGACGTGCAGGTGCGGGAGGTCCGCAATTCCGGCCAGCGCATCCCTGATGCCCTCTGCGATCCGCTCGAAATCGGCAAAGCCTGCTGGCGGCTCATGATCCGGCAGATCGGGCGCTGGCTGCTGGCGCAGATACCAGCCGTCATCGGCTTCAAAGCGGTCCATGGTTTTCGCTGCGCCGGCCTGCGCGATGATGGCGATCAGCTGCTGCTCCTTGGCGGTGCGCAGTCCGTGAAGGATCGAGCGATCAAGTATGATCGGATCGTCGCTGAACAGGTCTTCGTGTACGCGCCCGCCTGCCTCGATGTACTCGTCCAGGCTGACAAGCGCGAAGCTCGGATCGGTGGTCGTGGTTGTATCCTCCGCGACCAGCTTTCGGCGGATCGCGTAGCGGTGAAGCATGCCCGCTTTGCGCAGCGCCTTGAAGGCCTCGAGCTGCGCCTTCTGATCGCTGGTCAAGGTGAACTGACGCACGGCGTCGGCTTCGATGTTCCCTTCGCGGAAGGCGTCGAGAATGGTCGGGTGAATGCTGCCCAGCGCCATGACCTGACGCGCGGTGCGTACCGGCATGCCAAAGCGTTCAGCGACCTCGTTGGCCTCAAGCCCCAGCTCGGCAAAGGCGCGATACTGGTCGACGGGGTGAAGCTGCTGGCGATGGAAATTCTCGACCAGCGACAGCTTCTTGGCCTCGTCGTACTCAACGACGATGCAGCTGATCTCGTCGTCCTCGCTCATATGCCCGCGCTCGGCAAGCAGGCGCAGGGCCGCGAGGCGGCGGTTTCCCGCTGCGACCAGCTTCTTGCCGGCGCGCTTTGTGACGACAAGGGGGTATAGCAGCCCCTCGGCGGCGATGTTGTCGGCAAGGGCTTCGACTTCGGCTTCACGATCGCTGCGACGGCTGTTGATGCTGTCTTTGCGCGCATGGCCGAATTCGAGGTCGCCAAGCCGGATGGTGGCGGTTTCTCTGTTCATGTCTGGTTCTCCGGTCCGTAGACTTTGTAGGCCTGGTTGATCAGGTCGCGGTCGGCGGGGGTGATCCCCCCGACGCCGATGCGCTCGTAGCGTGCGAGCGCGGCGCGCAGGGTGCGCATGACGGTCGAGTGCAGTTTCCCGCTTACTGTGGGGCTTGTGCACAGCCAGATCAGCTTTGCGGGCACGCTCATGGGGCGCGGAGCGTAATCTGGCTGGTGCTGGCCCGCGCTGGGTGTTGGCGCGCATGTTTCCGCTGGGGCCAGCGCGCGCGCCAAGTCATGCAGGTCGTAGCCCGATGATTGCAGCACCCTGCGCATGACCGTCACAGTGGCGACGATCTCCCCGTCATAGTCGCTCGCCAGCTTTGTGAGCAGGCGAGCTACGCGCTGGCGAGCGACGGTATCCATGGCGCTTACTCCGCCGCCTGGAGTTCGGCTTTCGCCTCATCGAAGCCGGTACGCCATGCGCCGGCTTCCTCGGCCCGTCCCTCGTCGCGGTACTCGCCGGGCAGGGCGCGCGCGGTCATGCCTTTCGATGCCGCCTCCCTGCCGCGCTGATACGCGATCGCCATCGGGTCATCAGTGGCGGGCGGGGCCGCATCCCCGCCCGCCTCGGCTGCGCTGCCCTTGGCCTCGTCGCCGCCTTCCTGCGACGGGCCATTCGCAGCCGTCTGCTGCTCCGCGCCCTGCTCGGGCGCGGGCGTCTCCTGCTGTGCCCGCTTCTCCTGCGCGGGCTGCTCTGCTGGCGGCGTATCGTCCAGCGGGTTCTCGACCTTGTCGTAGACCTTGCCCGCAGCCGTCGCGCGCGGGGAGAACAGGCTCTCGACGGTTTCCTCGCCGTTCTTGATGGCCTGATACATGCCGTAGAGATCGGGCAAGTGCTCAAGCGTGACCTCTTCCTCGCCAGCGACGCCGAGAACCGCAAAGAGCTGCTGGGGCGTGACACCGTATTGCGCAAACGCCTTGATGGCGCGGTCGCGCCGCTCGGAGAGCGTCTTGATGTCCCCCTTGATCACCTTCTCGCAGGCCTCGTATGCGCTGCGCCAGACCGCTTTCGGGATGCCAGCAAAGATCGCGTTCCTGCGCGCGATCGAGCACGCCGCGTTGCCGGTCATGATGATCATGTCGTCGTTATACAGACGCCCCTTGCTGTCCACGATGCGGCGCTGAACCGTGGCCTTGACCGCCGCGTTCGTCTCGAGATCGTGAAACACGCCCTCCGCGATGACGACCTTGTTTTCCTTGTCGACCTGGATGATCCGCGCCGCGCAGCGGTTGTTCCCCCATTGCTGCTGCACGATTTCCGCCAGCCGGATCGACGGGCCACGGATCGGCTTCTTGCCACGCGGCAGGGCGTAGATCGCCTCCTGCGCCGCTTCTTCATCAAGCGTCGAGAGGCTGATGATGTTGTCGCGCGCCCGCTTGACCGAGCGCGGGTACTGGCGCGCGGTCGCGACCTGCTGGCTGATCTCCGCGCGCATCATCTCCGAGACGAGCTTGCTGTCTTGGAGCAGGGACAGGTCAGTGACCTGATGTACCTCGCCGTCTTCATCGACGCCGGGAGGTAGGACTTCGGCTACGTTGTCCATCGAGTGTTCTCCGTGCGCTCCCGTGGTGACGGCGCGCGCGGGCGGAGCGCTGCTCCGCGCGCGCCGGGTGTCAGCTTGCGAGCCTTGTCTCGGCCCGTTCTTTGAGGCTGGCTTCGGGATGTGGGTTGGCGCTCATCGGAACCACCATGCCGGCATGTCGTTCACGTCGAGCTCTGCCAGTGGCGCGGCGTTGACCCACGGCTCGCCCGGCGCAAAGCGCTCCGAGCAGGCGCGGAAGGCGTCTTCGGCCATGCGCAGCTCGCGCTTGGCCACGTCGAAGATCGGATTGTCGGGGTAGGTCAGGTACGTCCCCCATGTGACCGGGGCGCCGGAGGCCTGCCAGAACACGAAGGTGAACGCGAAAGGCTCGTTGTAGGCCACGCCGGCGAGCCAATCGTGATCGACTTGCGGGTGGTCATCAGCGACATGCACGCTCGACAGCAGGTGGCGCATCGAGGCGCGCCCCTCGCAATAGTGCGCCGCCTGCATCAGGTAGCCGCGGTTCCCGAGCGCGTTGATGCAGGTGCGCGCGAACTCGATGCCAAGCGTGTTCGTGATCGACTTGAGATCGACTGTCGAGCGCAGCTTCAAATAGTCGAAGCGCGCCTTCTTGCGAATGCCGTCATCGGTCCAGAACACGCTGACCTCGGAGTAGCCGCCGCTGAAAGCGTTCGCCAGCTCGGGGTTGGCGCGGATCATGGTGCCGGCCTGCATGATGCGATCGTAATCCACGCGCATCAGCGGCGTCATGCCAGCCTCCGCGATGACGAGACGCTCTTCCTTGCCGGCTTTCAGGTTGGCCCCGTAATCGCAGGGCGCGTACTCGCTCTCGAATGCGGCGCGCCCTTCGAGCACGAACTTGTGGACCGCCTTGCCCTTGATCAGCGCCGGGCTCTTGGCGCTGTCATCGCCCGGATCGTGCATCGGGTTGTAGGCGCTCTCGAACCAGTAATCGGCCGGCTCGTAGCGCAGCTTTTTCATGTCGGTCGATCCGAGCGCGGGATCGGCGTGATACGCATCCTCGTTCAGTCCGAAGTAGATGCCATCCTTGTGCATCGGCACCTTTGGCTTTGTCTCGTCGGGCACTACAGCGTCCATAATCAGACCCCTTTCGTTTCGATCAGTGCTGCGATGGCTTCCATTTGCACGGCCAGCTGCGGGCGCTCTTCCCCCAAGGCGCGCAGGCCAGCGACAATGCGTGCTCGCTCGTCGTTGCGGACCCCGACCTCGAAGCTGCGGAGCAGCTGGTCGGCGGTATCGAGGCGGCGCTCTGCCTGGCGCTCGCCAGTGATGTATTGATCCAGTCGAACGATGCTCATTTCCCCCCCTCGGTTGATCTCGCTGGTGAGCGCGAGCACAAGCACCACGCCGACGATGACGCCGACGAAAATGGCCACCAGTGCGAGTGCCGCGTATGTCATGGGAAGATGGACGGGGCGGAGCGCGAGCCCCGCCCCTGCGCCTTACGCGACGCGATCAAGGAGCTTCTTGGCTTCCTTTTCGAAGGCGGTGCGCTCATCGGCAAACGGGATGTCGCGCGCCACGGCAGTGATGCCGTTCACCACGTCCCAGATGCTTTCGACGCGCCGGTCTTCTTCGCGCTCGACGGCCTCGATGATCATGTCGGTGCGCTTGCGGGTAAATCCGCGCGCCATGATGAAATCGACGGCCTCCTGCTGCTCGCTGGCGATCCTGGCCGACTTGGCCTTGTTGACCCCCTCGATCAGCTTCATGGACGAGCCGTCAGCGAAGGAGGACAGCGCCGGGCGCGCTTCTTCGAGAAAGCGCGCCGGGGCGTACTTTGTGTGCCGCATCGAGATTTCCTCGAAGTTCTCGACACCCCACATGAGGCGATTGCAGCAAATGGCCCGCAGGTAGAACGCTGCGATGACCAGTGGCGCGGAACCGACCTCGGAGTTCTTGACGTAGAACCCCCGGAACATGAGATCCGGGTCGCCATTGGCCGTCTTGCCAACCTCGATGGGGTTGAGATCGTCCACGAGGAACATGAACACGTCGCGGTCGCTGGCGTAGAGCGTCGTCGTGTCCTTCGTGACCGGCGCGTGCGGATCATAGACCATGGTGCGCCAGTCCATCGTGCCGGGGATTTTCCAGCGCGTGTCACCTGTGCCGTTGCCAGCGATCTGCTGCACTGCCTCGACCACCTCGTGATCGTAGATGCGGCCATATTCAGGCCCCGTTGCGGCGCGCATTTCGCCGCCCGGGACGCCGAACAGCTTGATGTCGTTCACCCCGCGATTGAAGCGCATGCCGTAGGACATCGCATCAGCGACGATTTGGCTTGGCAGCGTACGCAGGTAGCCAGCCGGGGCCTTGGCGAGCTGCGCCAGCTGGCCAAACGACCAGTGCGTCGGCGTTGACACGCTGCCGTCAGGCATTCCCAGCATCAGAGGGTGCGTGTCCTCGACCGTGCGGATTTCCTCGGGGGCGAAGAACTCGACGCGCTTGGCTTCGATGCGTTCCTCGTTGCAGGCAGCGGCGCGGGTCAACACTGATTGGCGCAGCTCGTCCAGCGAGGTGAAGCGCTCATCGTGGGGGCGCGCCATCCACTGCTTCTGCAGGTCGTTGCGCATGGTGCCGCCAGTGATGTTGGCGACTTTGAATTTTCCATCGGAAATGGCTGCTGACGTGTTCATCATGAAGGCTCTCCATACAGGGCGGGCTTGCCCATACGTCATAGGAAAGCGGAAAGTGATGGGTCTTGCAAGCCATAATCCAACATATGATGGAAAATATTTTCGGTGGAAAAGGTGTCCCGATGATGGAAATACGCCCTTGACAGGCGCAATCAGGATAACCCCTTATACCCCGCAGGGGTCTCGCGCGGAAACAGTAACAGGTAAACGGATCAGAACAGGGCTCGCGGGGTATGAAGGGAAAGGGGGATGACAGGGGCCTGAAGCCCCAGTCATCCCCCCTGCGTACCCACTTGAATTATCTGGTGTATACGCGCGCGCGGGCCTACGCGAAGACCTTGATCGCCTTGACGACGACGCTCTTGATGGTCTCCCCCGGCGCATCGGTGCGATCAAGCGCAATGCCGCTTTCCGTCAGGAAAACCTTGTTGAGCCGCGTCATCACCAGCTCGTCCCGGCTGACCTCCGTGACGACGATCATCCCGTCGCGCAAGCCGCCGTACTTCTCCCGGTATGTCGCCAGCGGCACGACGATCAGGTAGCTGCCCTGGGCGATCTCGTAGTCGCGCCCGCAAGCGCCGCTGACCCGCATGGCCTCCATATCGCCGGTCTGGTAGCGCCGATCCGGGTAGATCGGAATATCCAGAGCCGGCATGGGCTCTGCGCCCGGCTGACGGTAAACGCCATCAGCAACGATGCCGGTAAACGGCAGCGTGCTGTTGCGCGTCGGCGGCGCGCCAGTCGCGGCCGCCCTGCCGGTCAGGTACTCGGGGGAGCATTCCAGTGCACGCGCGAGCTTCTCGAGGTTGGCGCCGCGAACGCCCCTCTTTCGCTCGTGAAGAATGTCGATCAGGAACGTGCGCTCAAGGCCGCCGCGACGCGCGGCCTCCGATGGCGTGATCGACAGCTCGTCCAGGCGAGCTGCTACGCGATCTTTCAACATGGTCTCCAGCCTTCAATTTACGCTCTGGCGTGAGCGGGGCACCTATCTAGCATGAAAATCGTGTAACTTTCCACAGGGCCAGCCCTTGACCTTTCCAAGCGCTTGCGGGCCAATCATGTCCACTTGCATGTTGGAATTTCGATGGACATACTGACAGCGGTCGGTTTATCCATCACCAATCCAGCACAGGAGGTCGTCATGAGCGCCGTCACCAAGGAAGATCTGCAAAAGGCCATCAAGGAGGCGATCCGCCTCAAGGGCCTTGCGAGCGAATATCAGGGAAACCATGGCAAGCATGTCTCGAACGTGGTCGAGCGGCACGGCATGGAGAAAACCGCGTTTACCTTCTCGCGCCGGCTGGTCGAGATGGAAGAGGGCAAGCGCCAGGCCATCGTGCGCGCCTGCCTCGATTACTGGAACAAGCTGGGCTTCTTCGATCAGGTCGATGCGTTCGATGATCTGGTCGACACGATCAACGAAATCCGCGAAAAGGCGCTACAGGATGCTCCTGCTGGCGGCGACGAAACGCTGGACAGCTTGAGCGCCGCTTAACGCTCGATAGCTGCCGAGGATCAACCATGGCTGTATTTGCGGTCACTACGACCATCCCCACCGAACGAGGCTTTGTCTGGTTCCCGTTCGAAACCGAACTGGAAACGCTTGAGGACCTTCGCCGCGTGCTGATCCGCGACCGCGTCGTGATCGGCATCAAATACCAGACCGGCAACAGGAACCGCCAGTCTGTGAAGGTCATCAAGAAGCAGCAGATCCTGCTCGGTATCGGGATGGTCGGAACGATCGCGCCGATGCACATCGAGCTTGATGATGACGAAAATGGGAGCGCCGATCCTCGCAATTGACATCGCGAGCGAGTTCGGCTGGGCCGAGGGGCCCATAGGCGGGCAACCGCTGTCAGGGACCGCGCGCTTCGCCCCGAAAGGGGCGTCGCGCGCCGCAGTATTCGCTGCCGCGATCCAGTGGGCGGCTGACCGCTTGGCGGTCTCGCGCCCCAAGGCGATCTGGATGGAGGTGCCAAGCCTGCACTCCATCGCCAAGGGCAAATCCTCGACCGACGTGATGCGCATGCTGCTCGGGCTGCCCGCGATCATCGAGGGCGTCGCGCACCGGCGCGGGGTCTACACCGTCAGGACATGCAGCGCCGCTGACGTGCGGCACTATTTCATTGGCCAGCGCAGCCTGAAAGGCGAGGTCGCCAAGCCGCTCGTGCAGCAGCGGTGCGACGCGCTGGGCTGGCCGTACCCCGATCACAATGCGGCCGATGCCCTGGCGCTGTGGGCCTATGCCTGCGAGCAGGAGCTTCCGGGCTCCATGCCGGCGCTCCTGCCGCTCTGGACAGGGAGGTCGGTGCAATGGCCGGTCAAGCAGCGCAGGGGCTGACCAAGACGGGTATGCGCAAGAGCCGCTGGCCACGCGGGCGGCTGCGCGTCGATCTTGATCAGAACCTGATCATGCGCGGTCACGTCATCAAGGTCGTGCAGCCGCGCATGGCGGAGGTCATGTCCGTCCTCTCCGAGAACGAGGGGAGCCGCATCGTTGCGCGGCGGCTGGCCACCAAGGTCTATGGCGCGCGCCTGCCCGAATACTGGCCGCGCGCGATCAGCACGCTGATTACCAGACTGCGCAAGGTCATCGAGCCCATGGGCTACGAGATCGAGAGCATGCGCGCGCTGAACGGCGCCGGCAGTGGCCCGTCCTACCGATTGCTGCGCAGGGAGGAAGAGCCGTGAGCCAGCTTCCGAAGCTCTACGATGCCGTGCGCGAGTGCGAACTGGCGGCGCAGGACATTCGCCAGCGTGAGCGCGATGCGCGCCGCATGGCGCAGCGCGCTCTGCCGAACGCGAGACTGGAAGGAGAACCCGACCCGACAATGGAATATCGCGCCAATGCGATGGAACTGGCGGCGCGCGTGCTGCGCGCCGTCATGCGTCACGAAGGCGAGGCGCGCGACCTGATCAAGCGCCTCGATGCCGAGAAACGACAGGCGGCTGGATGATGAATGATCAAATCGACGTGCAGGAGAAGGACCCTGCTCAAATCCCGACCCGCCCCGAGATGGGGGATTTCGCCGGTATGGCGCAGTTCGTGCATGAATGCGCCGGGCTGGTCAAGGTCCATGCCGAGCTGGCGCAGCAATATGCCGAGATCGGCGATCCGGTCGGGCTGACCTACGCGACGCGCTGCCTCGTGGCCTATACCAAGGCTGTAGGCTCGACCGTGAAGGTGATGAACGAAACCCGCAAGCGCAGAGAGATGCGCGATGAGCGGAGTTGACGACGACAGCCTGGGCCAGCTGGACGATTTGAGCGACGCGCTGGGCGCAGACAGCGCCCCCGTTCCGCCCGTGGCCCGCATCTATGCCGGCGACGTGATTGACGAGACCGTGGGCGCGGGCTCGCTGATCTTCATCGTGCCGTCCGAGGACGTCGCGGAGGCTTTCAACGCATGGGGAGCGCCAGCGACCTGCCCAATTGGCGGGGTAAGCCGATGGGAGAGCGCACATTCCGAGCGCCTGCGCGACGCCGACATCGTTCTGGCGCTGTCGGAGAGCGATGCGCTGAAGGTCAGCCAGTCGCTTAAGGGGATCGCCAAGCGCGTGCGGCAGCTTCGGCTGCCGGCGCGCGCGCTGAACGGCGGGGTCAATGACTTCATCGCGGAGCGGGGTGGTCTCGAGGCGCTTTACGACATGGCGCAGCGCGCGCCCGCAGCTGGGTTCCAGTCGAAATTCAAGGCGCGTCTGTGGCGCGACCTTGGCAAGCCGACCGAGCCCTACGACTGGCTCGTGAAGCCGCTGATCGCGCGCGGCGAGGTCAGCGTCGTGGCTGGCCCGTCAGGCTCGGGAAAATCGTTCCTGATCACCGATCTGGCGCTGGCCATTGCGCGCGGCAAGCCGTTCATGGGGATACACCGCGTCAAGCCGGGCGGCGTCATCTATCAGGCGGGCGAGGGCAAGAAAGGCCTGCTGACAAAGCGCCTGCCGGCATACATGCAATGGAACGGCCTGCGCTGGGAAGACGACCTGCCTTTCGCCGTGCTTCCCGCCGAGCTCGACCTGTTCCATGGCGACGACATGACAACGGCGTTCATCGCGGAGTGCAAGGCGCTGGCCTCGATGATGGACCATCCGCTGGAGCTGATCGTCATCGACACGCTGGCGGCGGCGATCAGCGGCGCGGACGAGAACTCATCCAAGGATGTCGGGCCGGTCATTACCCGCTGCAACCGCATCCAGCAGGAGACCGGCGCAGCGGTCATCCTCGTGCATCACATGAACGCCGACGGCTCGAAGATCCGGGGCTGGACGGGCTGGCAAGCCAACGTCGATGGCGTGCTGATCTGCTCGAAGCAGGAAGACATGCACGACGATGACGGGCGCATGATCCGCGAGCTGCGCATCGGCAAGGCCAAGGAGGGCGACGACAATTTCAAGCTCCGCTACGTGCTGGGCGTCGTCACCATTGGCAAGGACGAGGACGGCGACCCGCTGACCTCGTGCGTCATCGACGAGCCCAAGGGCGGGCGCAGCGGCTCCGTGACGCGCAACACCATCCGCCTGACCGACCGCGAGCGCGAGTTCCTGGACGCGATCGAGTGGTGCTTGGCCGAGTACGGGATCAAGGCCGGGGAGGCTGGCCTGAAAATCGCCAGGACGGTTGATGTCGTCAAGCATGGCTATGTGAAGCAGCGCTTTGCCGAGAAAACCTTCGCCGTCGATCCCGATGACAGCGACAAGGTGCAGAACAACCGCATCGATCAGGCGATCAAGCGCGCCGGCGCGTCGCTGGTCAAGCTCGGTCTGATTGATCGCGAGGGCAAGTATTACTGGCGCACCGACAAGCGCCTGACCGAGTGGACCGAAGAACCTGACAAGAAAAATGACACGCAGCCAGATGCGGCAAACCCCAATCCCGCAACCGATCCCGACGATGAGGTGCCCCTATGGTGAGGAAATCTGACATCTACCTGACTGTCATTTTCGCGCTGACGCTGACAGTCGCGGTCCAAATGGTCGCGCGAGGCCTGTCATGCGGCTGACCGTCAGCGAGCTGCCCAAGGTCGTCATGCAGGATCCGATCGCGCGCGCATGGGCGCAGGCCTATGAGGCCGCGCCCGATGCGTGCCTGTGGACGGCGGAAGACGTCGATGCACGCATGGCCGATGCCATGCGGCTGTTATCATCGACAGTGGGGCGCGTCGGGCCGAAGCGCGAGGGCACCGGCATGCCAGCGTACCGGCACGAGGCTTTGGACATCTGGTTTCAGCAGCTTGCCGAGGATGCGGAGCAGCGTCGAGGCGAGAAGAACCGCGTCAAGCTGCGCCCCGGCGCCGACGAGATCAGCATGATGGAGCAGGCAATCAGCTGGCAGGCGCGATACCTGGACCAGCACGCGGGCGTGCGCCGCGTTTACAAGACGTGGCTGTATGCCAAGGCGACGCGGCGTCGCTTTGCGCGCGTCTGCAACAAGATCGGCTGGGCGCGATCGACAGCCAACCGCCGCCGCTGGCAGGGCGCTCTGCTGATCGCGACCGGCCTGATGCGCGATGAAATCCCCTTGCAGCTGCCGCTGCATTTCGAGGACATGGAGGACGACGATGGAATGGACTGACAAGCAGGTCGAGTACCTGCTTCGGCGCTGGCGCGAGGGTGCCAGCGCTGGCGTAATTGCTGACGAGCTGAAGGTTTCGAGGAACGCGGTCATCGGGCAGGTGCACCGGCTGCGCAAGCGCTATGGTCCGGAGGTCGTCGAGCATCGCGTACCCCAGCGCGGAAATCGGGGCTTACAAGTGGCGCGTGAGCCCGAGAGTGCACCCAGCCCTCCCGCTGACACCAGCCAGCAGCAAGATGCGGCCAGCGCGCCCCGCAGCGCCCCGCAGCCAAAGCCAGCGCAAGAGCCGGAAAAGCAGCGCGCTGCGCAGCGCGCCCCGGATCGGAAGCCACTGCGCAAGCGAGCCGCGCTCGCTGCGCTGCCCGATCCCGTGCATGTCACTGTCGCCATGCCGCCGCGCGCGCTGATCAATCTGGGAAAGGGGCAGTGCCGCAACCCGGTCGGGGAGGTTCCGGGCCACCCTGGCCGGCACGTCTTCTGCGCCGAGCCCGTGTTCGAGAATACGCCATACTGCGCGGCATGCGCGCTGGTCGTGTTCTCGCAGATGTGGTGGGATCAGAACGAGAAGCGCCGAAAGCGGGCGCAGGAGCTGGCCGGGGTCGTTCCCGAGGCCGCCGAGTGAAGCCCCGGCCAAGTGCCGGGGCTTCTGCTTTCAGGGGTGCTGATCAGTCTCGGTCAGCTCGTCCTCGCTGACGAACGTGGGCTCAAGCCCGAGCGCGCGCGCCAAGCGCGCCGGGCGGCAGTCGGGGCGGGCGTCATAGTCGCCCCGGCACTGGACGCTGCGCCCGGCCAGGGTTGCCTTGTGGCACACGAACCAGTCGTCATCCTTGCGCACGCCGGTCAGGATTTCGCGCCGGCGCTCGTCGCTGACGATCTTGTCTTTCCCATACAGGCACTCGCTGCACCGCTGCGCCATGACCTCATAGCCGCTCATTGGTCTTCACCAGCTTTTCCCAGCTGCGACCAGCGAGCAGGGCTCGGGCTGCCACATCGCGGGGCACAGGAATGTCGATATGGATGCACGCCGCAGGAAGCACGCATGCAGCGCGGTTCTGTTGAACGACCAAAACGCTGCCCGATGGCAAGTGATACCGGCGCAGCGTGTTTCCGTTGTAGCGGTCAATGCGCATCACCATGCTCTCCCATAGACGATGTCGCGCATTTCGCGGCACCAGCGGTCGCGCGCGGCATGCGTTGGCATCTCGGTCCGCAGACTGGTTTCAACCCACACGGCTCGGGCCGAGATCCGGGGGATGGCCTCGTCGATGGTCAGGCCAAGTTGACCTGCCGCGTTGGTCACGGCCAAGCGAAGCATGTCGTCGTGAAATACTGGCCCGCAGACTTCGTTTGTTGCCAGCATGCCGGCTGCATGATCGAGATAGCTGTCGTCGCGCAAGTCGAGCCCCAGCGCGGGGCTCGACATGGCGCATATGACAGCGGCGGCTTTCATGGTTTTCATCATCATGACGCCTCCCGCAGCGCGCTGACATCGCCAAGCACGGTAAAGTCCAGACCATTGTACCTCGCGATGTAGTAAAGCTGCGCGCGAATGCCCTGATCCCACGTCACGCCATCGAAGTGCATCGCGTCAGCCGTCCGATCGTGCGCCGATTGCAGCTGTTCGAGAAAGTCTATACCGCACTCACCGGCAACTTCGATGACCGACGGGATTTTGTATGTATCCGCAAGCGCATTGATGCCATACCCCTCGATTTCTACTTGGTACTCATCATCGGGGATCAGGCAGCCGATCGCGCATGACAGCTGCTTGCCATCGGGCTTCGTGTGCCTGTAGCAACAGGTGACCACTTCATCCGCCGCGTCGGCGCTGCCAGCGATTGGGCGTGTGGTTGAAGGCTCACCCTGCTCGGTCAGGTGCTTGGCGACCTTGTCGAAAATCTCTTGCTCTGTCATCGGTGCTCTCCGCGTATTGCCAGCTGATGATCTCGCCAATGATCGGCGCTGCCAGCTGGCCAGTGATGGGCTCGATGTATCCCCGCTCCGGCGCCCAGCAGAGCAGGAAGGGCTGATCGGAGCGCGCCGTGCGCGCCTCGATCAGCCTGAATGCTGCGGGCCGTCTCACTTGGCCTCGCGGTGCGATGCTGCCAGCGCAAGCGCGCGCAGCGCGGCGCTGCCGGTCACGCCAAAGTCGTTCAGCATTTCCTCGAAGGGGTTCACCTCGGGAAGCGCCATGGTCTTTGCGCCGGTCAGCGCGCTCGAGTACCGGATCAGGTATTCGAGGCACTGATAGAGCTCGTCGTCGTCCGCGCCCGCGACCGCCAGGTTCCCGGTATTGCTCTCGATGACGATGCGCAGCCGGTCGGCCATGCCGATCGCCATCTCGATGCTGACATTGTATTCCGAGGCGACCGCGTTGTAGTTCTCAATCGCGCGAAAGACATCTCGAAGCGCGTCTGCCAGCGCGTCCTCGTGCTTTTTCAGGTCGGAAGCGATGCGGTCTCGGGCGGCGGTCAGCGCAGGACTGACAAGCGGGATCGGGTGTGGCATTTCAGGTTCTCCCCTCGATTGGCTTGAGAATGGAGCTGACGGGGACGATGCGCTCGTCCCCGCAGCGATTGGCGTCCGCGTCGGCGCGTGTCGCGTAGACGCGGGCGTATTGCAGGCTGGTCGTGTAGGATCGCATCCGCCCCGGGATGGCGACGTACCGGCAGCCTTTCATGATGACGAACATCAGCGCCCCCGGTCAGCAGATGCGGAAGCCGCCGCTGAAGTGGCAAAATTGCGCGAACTCGGCCACCATCTCGGGGACGAAGCGGTAGCTGGTCGTGAATGGACGGTGCTTGCCCGTGCCGTCGCAGCCATTGCACCAGCCGGTCTGACCAAAGCGCGGGTGATCGGGCTTGAAGCCGTTCTCGCTCGTGATCAAGCGGGACGGCTGGCCCGCAAACTGCGCAATTTCATCAGTGCGCACGCCAGTGCCGCCGCACCACCGGCAGGTTTCGTCAGGCAGCGCTGCCAGCGCCGCGGCGTGCGCCGCGGCGTGTCGATCGACCACGCCACGGTCGATGAGTTGTTCCAGCTCGTCACCGAGCAGCAGCGCATCGCTGGCGCTCAATCCATCGCCATCGTTCGAGTGCCAGTGCTTGCAGTTTATCGCTATATCGGGGCAGTGCTCCTCGATGAAGTCAGCGATGGGGTGCCACGTCCAGACGTTGGCGCGGAAATACGCGCCGCGCTCGTGGCTCGGGTTGTTGCCATAGATGTCCATGCCCACGATCAGGCTCCTTTCAGGAAATCGCGGAAGGCGGGGTAGGTGCACTCGATGCCAAGCAGCGTGGCGGTCATCCGCCATGCGTGGCCATCGAGGTTCACTTGCATCATGGTCTCGCGCTCGACGTGATCCATGATCGCGTCAGCGACGAGATACGCCTCGAACAGGGTGTACTCGTACTGATCGGGGAAGTGGTAGACGTTCGTCAGCAGCGCGGCGGTATAGACGGCGCGCAGCAGGCCCATGCGCTCGGGGGTGTAATGGGGCTCGCTCATTACGCCACCTCGCTCGGCGTCAGCGGCGCGTTGCGCACAAGCATCTGCGCAGCATACAAGCGACGCTCAAGCAGGCTGCGGGCATGGCTCTGATCGATGGGGATGACAGCCTCGCCAATTTTTTCAAGCAGATACCACTGCAAGCCGGGGTGCTGCGCGCACTCCGCGTCGAAGAAGTCGAGCGACACTTTTGCAGCGCGCAGTGCAAGGACGGCATTGCTGCACTCTGCGTCGCTGATGCTGCACCTGTGCAAGTATGTGCCGTTCTCGCGCGGAGCCCAGATCGCGGTCATGTATGGCTTCATCGCGCGCACTGCCTTCAGGTCATGCACAGCGAGGTCGTCCCAGTAATTCTTGACGATCGGCTTCGCGATCCGCTTCATTTTCTGATACATCGTCATAATGGCGTCTCCATACAGCGCACCAATTGCGCATTGATATGTTGGGGCAGCAGCTTCCATCTTGAAAGCCTTTTTTCCAACAGACTGGTGTCTGATTTTTCGCAACAGAAAGCGGCATATCAAGCCGCCAAAGCCAAACTGTCTAAGCATTATGCCCGATTATCGCTGGTGAAAAGCGCAACGCAGTCGTGTTGGATTGCGCGATTTCCACGCTGGAATTCGCTGGACGTTCTTTTCCGGGTTGACCAGTGAGACAAAACCGGCCCAATCTCGCGCCCAAGGTATGGCGGTGGCGTTCGCCATGCCCCATGGTTCTCCAGACCAGTCCTCCGCCCCCGGCGCAGCGATGCACCGGGGGCGATCTCGTTTCAGGGAGCTGCCGCGTGCTGATCGAGGTCCGCATTTCTGATGGTCGGCTGGCGCGCTACGCGCGCGCCCTGGCCGAAGCGGGGCCGCGTGGCCGGCAGGAGATGGCGCGCGGGCTCAATGAGGGCGGCGACCGCGTTCGCACGCTTGTGCGCCGCGCGCTGCGCGATCAGACCGGCGTCATCAAGTATGGCACGGTCGTTGCGAATACGGTCAGCATCAGAGCTGCGCCCGGTCGGCTTGAATACAGGATCCGGGGCGAGGGGCCAGGGCTGCCGATCGAAGAGTTCAAGACCAGTGTGCGCGACGGCAAGGGTGGCGGCGTCGTTGGCCAGCCGTGGCGGATCGCGCGCCAGTTCAAGCGATCATTCCGTCAGCAGTATCGAGGCGGTCTGATGGCGCGGCTCGGGCCTGATCGCTTCCCGATCAGGCGGCTGCGCGGGCCAAATCTGGCGCATGAAATCGTTGAAGGCGAGAGCTTGCAGACGTTCGATCAGCAAGCGACTGCGCAGGTGATGCGCGCCATGACGAGACGTCTGGCGCGCATCTTTCCGAACCCGTAAGGGATCAGGCGCTCTCCGCCATGGGCTGCTCGTCAGCCTCGGGCTCGGGGCTGTAGACGAAGTAGCGCGTTTCCTCGTTGGTCGCCCCCTTGACGATGCGGTGCTTCATCCCGAGGCGCTTGGCCGTGTCGCGCAGCTGGGTGGTCGGATCCTTGAGGCCCAGGGCCTTCATTTCCCCGATGCTGACGCCCTCATCGCGCTGCGCCAGATCGATCAGCTGCTTGCCGCGCGATCCCTCACGGAAGGGGCCGCGCTGCTTGTTCTCCTTGCGCTCGCTTTCAGGGCGGGCGGCGTCACGCAGCGCAGCGAGCACGGGGCCCTTGCCCCGGCGCTCGCGCGCGGCCTTGCCGTATTCAGCCAGCGAGACCGGCGGGGGCTGGTCGTCAGCGACCGCTTCAGCTTCGCTCTCTGCCTCCGCGACCACCTCCGGCGCGGGCAGGGGCGCTTCGCGGCGCAGCCATGCCGGGATGGCCAGCGGGTCATCGTCGTCAGCCTGCGCCTCGGGCTCGGGCTGATCACCATCAGGCTCGGGGCTGGGCTCGTCCTCGATGCCAGCGTCATCATCGCCCATCGTCTCGCTGGCCTCCGCGTCGCTGCGCGTGTCCATGACGAAGTCCTTGAGGGAGAATTCCCAGCGGCCAGCATCGTTCTGATGCAGGTCAATCATGCTGGTGTCGTAGCCCTGCCGGCGCGCGGCTTTGGAGGCTGATTTCTTGTTCGCATAGTCGGTCATAGTAGGCTCCATTCATTCAGCGCCATGATTGACGCTAAAGTGACGCTAGGACACAACGGACAGGCCTACAAGTTCGAACTTGCAACCAAAGGGGTCGGTCCGGTTCGGGAGCGGTCCGGTTCGGGAGCGGTCCGGTTCGGGTCCGTCCGGCTGCATCGCGGTCGGGTTCGGGGCGAGGGACTTCGGGTCCGTCCGGTTCGGGTCCGTCCGGTTCGGGGCGGTCGAGTTCGGGAACGGTCGGGTTCGGGAACGCCAGATCCCGATCAATCAAAGCCTTCTCATTCCAAAGCGATCCCTTGCGGATCACAGGCAGCCGGCTCATCGGTTTGGGGCGTCAGCGGCGGACATGCCCCAAGTCGTGCGGCGCGCGTCATGCTCCCGGCGCGCGCTACCATGACGCGCCTATCGGCTGGCTTGCGCGTGAGTGTGACGCTGGCAACGCGCACGCATGTGAAGCGCTGGCCAGTGCGCGCGCATGGCGCGCGCGCATTGACCACATAGTCGAGACGCGGTGAAGTAGCCGAACCCGATCCCGACAACCAAATGACAAAGCGTCGCGCTCACTGCGCGGCGCTTTTTTGTGCGCACGCCATACAAGCGCCGCCATGCCAAGCGCTGCGCGCGTCACCAGCGCCACGCCATAGCAGGATCCGCACCGTAGCACGGGCCAAGCATGGCGCGAGCTGGTGACGCTGCAAAGCGCCATAGCGCGCGCCATGCGCGCGCGCGGCGGCGCGCTGCGCGCTGCGGCTGACCTCAAGTCGCCATAGCGCCATGACGACACGCATCGACCCCGGTTCGGTATCGTATCGAGCCGCATCGAGCCGCCCCGCGCCGAAACTGCCGCCAGCGCTGCGCACTGCCATAATTCGACAGCTGCCAGCGTGAAAAGGGATCGCCCCCGAACGGTTACAGGTCCAATAGCGGCCCGCCAAAGAACCGCGGCGCCTGCTCGATAGCGCAAAGAGCCGCCAGTGCTGCCCAATAGCCGCCATCGAACGAACCAGCGTGTCCAATCGCTGTCCCCCAGGCGCGACACATCGAGCCGCTGTCTCCCGGCAGCGACAGGCAGGCTCTGGTCGCGCAGGCACGACGCAGACAGCCCCCAGGCTGTCCAGCTCGTGCCGAAATGCGCAGACGACGAACCGATCAGCCGGGTCGCGCAGGCGAAAATGCGGGTGTCGTGCACCCGGCCAGAGGGACCGTAGATGGGCCGAGCCGTTGCGCGGCCGCCGCAGCGGGCTTTTTCCGCGTTTTATCGCTGAAATTTTTCCCGCTTTACTTTTCATTCGGAGCCAGATGAACGCATGAGTAGCAAACGCTCAAAGAAGGTCGAAGAACCTGCCGAAAAACTGTGGTTCGCTGACAGAACCGAGCGCCGCTCGATCGATGATCTTGAGCCCTACGCTCGAAACGCGCGATTGCACAGCGATGAGCAGGTGGCCCAAATTGCCCGGTCTATAGAAACTTTCGGTTTCACCGTGCCTGTTCTGATCTCGTCGGACGGCGGCATCATTGCTGGCCATGGTCGCGTCCTTGCCGCGCGTCAGCTCGGGCTTGCGGAGGTGCCGTGCATCATCGCGCCGGACGACTGGGACGAGGACAAGCGCCGCGCCTACGTGCTGGCGGATAACCGCATCGCGGAGAGCGGCGAGTGGGACGCAGAGCTGCTGAAAGTCGAGCTGGGCGCGCTGATCGAAGTCGGCATCAACGCCACCGATCTCGGCTTCTCCGATGAAGAGCTGAACACGATCATGAACGGCTGGGAGGCTGATCTGGACAAGACCAACAAGGTCGCTCCGGAGCTGTCAGACATGACGGCCACCATCAAGGTGAAGGTCAACCAGACACAGAAGGATGAAGTTGTCCAGGTGCTGAAAGACGCCCTCGACGTGGCGGGCTATGGCGATGCCGGCGTCGAGTAAGCTCTGCCTGCTCTCGGCGTATCCGTACCTGAACAAGTGCTCGGCCAAGGTGCTGAACGGTGTCGTTGCGCGCCGGGGCGAGATCGAATTCTTTCTCGACAGCGGAGCTTATACCGCATGGACCAAAGGCGAGGTCATCAGCATTCCGCAGTACCGGGCCTTCATCGAAAGCCTGCCATTCACGCCAGACCGCATGATGACGCTCGACGTCATCGGAGACGCCGAAGGGACGCGGCGCAACTTCGATCTGATGCTGGGGCTTGGCCTCGACATCGTGCCCATCATCACGCGCGGCGAGGATCCGTCCGCGCTGGAATATTACTACCAGCACAGCGATCTCGTCGGCCTCGGCGGCGTGGCCCGCGTGGACAGCGCCTCCGCCGCATGGTGCCAAGCGATGATGTCGCATGTGGGCGACAGGAAGGCGCATATCCTCGGCATGACCCGGTTCGATTGGGTGAAGCTCCTGCGCCCATGGTCAGTCGATAGCTCGACATGGCTCTCCGGTGCCCGGTTTGGCGAGTGCCATGTCTATCTCGGCAACGGACACCTGACGAAATTTGAGCCCCGGCGCGGCAAGCCGCCGAAGCGCCTTGCAGAGCGCATTCGGCGGCTGGGCTTCGACCCCTACGAGCTGGGGCGGGCCTATGCCGGCGTCGGCAACAACTCGCTTTGGCAGCAGATCACGGCGTGCTCGTGGATTGAGTATTCCATCGAGCAGCAGCGCAACATCGGGACGCGCCTGTTTCTCGCCTTTTCGACCGAAGTGTTCTTCCACCAGCTCGTTGCTTGCTACGATCGCGTCATGGCGGTCAGGCAGGCGCGAGGTCTCAACTGAAGAGCCTCTTGCATGTGTTCGATATTCGGCGCCGTGGGGCGCTCTGACCTGAATGACCAGCTCCTGACCATCATCCGCGACCGTGCCCGCGACAGGGGGCGTGATGGCGGGCAGATGCAGCGCTTCGCCCTGTCAGGGGGCGGCATGGCCATCCTCGGGAACTGGCGCGCGACGCCAACCCCGGAGGTGGAGGTTGCGCCGCTCCAGCCCTACGATGGCGTCGTGCACAACGGCACGATCGCCAACGACAAGGAGCTGGGCGCGCGCGAGGGCGAGATCGACAGCATGGTGCTGCCGCGCATCCTCGATCGGCGCAACATTCACGCCTTCCTGTCGTCGCTGCGCCGGATCAGGGGCAGCTACGCGCTCGCCGCCTATACCGGCAGCACGGTTCTCGCGGCCACGAACTACAAGCCGCTGTACTACGCCCGCCTGGGCGACACGACCTACTTCTCGTCCATGGAGCGCCATCTGGCCTCGCCAGTGACGCCGCCCGGCTTTCGGCCCGCGCGCATGGAGCCCTACAGCGTCATGGACCTGATGACGTTCGAGCGCCTGCCGCTGCCGCGCCGGGAGAAGAAGCGGGCGCTGGTGATCTGCTCCGCTGGCCTCGACAGCACGACAGCGGCCTACAAGCTGGCCAATGACGGCTACGAGGTCGCGCTTCTGCATTTCCGCTACGGCTGCAAGGCGCAGACCCGCGAGGTGGCGCTGGTCCACGAGATCGGGTCGCACCTGAACGCGCATGTCTACCTGCTCGACATCGACTACTCGCCATTCCAAGGCGGATCGCCGCTGCTGACCGGCAAGGAGATCGCTGGCGCGGTCGAGGGAGCCGAGTACGCCCATGAGTGGGTGCCGGCACGAAACCTGCTGATGATCGCGCATGCCGTCGCTTTCGCGGAGGCCAACGGTTTCAGCTACGTCGCGCTGGGCAATAACCTTGAGGAAGCCGGGGCGTACCCGGATAACGAGGAAGAGTTCACGCACCTGCTCGACATGGCGCTGGACTATGCCGTCAGCGATGGCGCGAAGGTGCGCCTGATCGCGCCCCTGGGCGGTCTGATGAAGCACGAGATCGTCGCGCTCGGCGCGTCGCTTGGCGTGCCCTACGAGCTGACATGGAGCTGCTATCGCGGCGGCAACGTGCATTGCGGGCGCTGCGGGCCGTGCATGATGCGCAAGACCGCGTTCGCGCGTCATGGCCTGACCGATCCCGCCTTCGCTCACGAGAGGGCGCCGGCATGATCTCCGAGAAGCTGCGCGAGCGCCTCGAGGCCAAGGGCGTGCGCATGCACGCCAACGACCATATCGGGGACCACCTGACGAAATACGAGCTGATCGCGCTTCAAGAGGAAGTCGAGCAGCGCGTCGCTGCGCTGCTCGACAGCCTCCTGATCGACCGCGCGTCAGATCATAACAGCAAGGACACGCATCGCCGCGTCGCCAAGATGTTCATGCAGGAGGTCTTTGCCGGGCGCTACGCCGACAAGCCGGCAGTGACCGAGTTTCCGAACGTCAGCCAGCTCGACCAGCTCTACGTGGTTGGCCCGATCAGCGTTCGTTCGGCCTGCTCGCACCACCTTGTGCCGATCCTTGGCAGCGCATGGGTCGGCGTGATCCCCGGCGAGAACGTCATCGGGCTCTCGAAATTCGGGCGGATCGCCGAATGGATCATGGCGCGGCCGCAAATTCAGGAAGAAGCGACGGTCATGCTCGCTGACGAGATCGAGGCCCTGTGCAAGCCGCTTGGCCTTGGCGTTGTCGTCAAGGCCGCGCATATGTGCTGCTCCTGGCGGGGGCTGAAAGACAATTCGGAGATGACGACGAGCGTGATGCGAGGCGTCCTTCGCGATGACCCGGCTGCCCGGAGCGAGTTTCTCACGTTCATCGGGGGGCATCGCTTCACATGCCGGTAAAATATCGCTCAACCAAGACGTATGGCCACGAAGTCGGCCTGTCCTGCGCGTTTCGCCAGCACCGCGCCGACAGTCACTGCCGGTTTCTGCACGGCTACGCGCTCTCGATCCGCCTCGAGTTCGAGGCGCAGGCCCTCGACGCCCGCAATTGGGTTGTCGATTTCGGCTCATTGAAGTCGTTCAAGCAGGAGCTGGTCGACACGTTCGACCACAAGACGCTGGTCGCCGCCGATGATCCGTCGCTGGCCGTGTTCAAGCAGATGGAGCGCGTCGGCATTTGCGAGCTGGTCGTCGTCGAAAAGACGGGCTGCGAGGCTTTTGCCGAGCTGATCTTCGAGTGCGCCGAGATCTGGCTGAAAGATGCCGGCTACGCGCCCCGCGTTCGCGTCAGAGAGGTCGAAGTGCGCGAGCATGGCGCAAATTCGGCCATTTTCTCGAAAGGGGCCGCGTGATGCTCGCTGTCAACGAGATTTTCCCGACAATTCAGGGCGAAGCCGTCTATACCGGCACGCCATCGACCTTTGTGCGGCTGCAAGGCTGCGGCGTCGGCTGCCCGTGGTGCGATACCAAGTTCACCTGGGCGATTGACGCGGCGGATGAGGCTTCCGTCGAGCACGTGCTCGCAAAGACCGAGAGCGCCACGCCCCAGCACGCCCGCATGACCGACGATCAGCTGCTCGCGATCGTCTCTGACATGCTCCCGCGCCATGTCGTCTTCACCGGTGGCGAGCCCGCGCTGTACGATCTGACGAAAGTGACGCGCCAGCTGGCCGAGTTCGGCTTCTCGACGCAGATCGAAACGAGCGGGACGCAGCTGATCAAGGTCGATCAGTCGACGCATGTGACCCTGTCTCCGAAGATCGGCATGCCCGGTGGCTTCAAGGTGCTCGACAGCGCGATCTTCCGCGCCGACGAGATCAAGATGCCGGTCGGCAAGCTGGATGACATTCACAAGCTCGACATCCTGCTGGCCAAGGCTGACGAGATCGATCACCCGACGATCTGGCTCCAGCCGCTTTCGCAGAGCGACAAGGCCACCAAGCTGTGCATCGACGTGGCAACGGAGCGCGGCTGGAAGGTGTCGCTGCAGACGCATAAATACGCCGGCGTGCGCTGATGGCGAAGGAGCCGACCGCCACGCCGCAGCCGCGCGGCGACGGGATGGTTCCAACCACCCAGGTCGCCGCCGTGCTGATGATCACGAAGCAGCGGCTCGGGCAGCTGCAATCGATGGGGTATATCCCGCGCTCGCAGGTCAGGGGGCATGTCTCCCTCGTGGGCGCGGTTCAAGGCTACATCAAGTTCCTCAAGGACGAGGAGCGCAAGGCGTCGAAGGTCGCGTCGGAGAGCCGCGTGCGCGATGCGCGCGCACGCGAGCTCGAATTGCGCATCTCGGAGCGCGAGGGACGCCTGATCGACATCAACGATGTCGTCGCATTCGAGACGGACGTGCTTGGTCAGCTGCGGGCAAACCTGTCCTCGCTGGCCGCGCGCGTCACGCGCGATCTCGACCTGCGCGAGAAAATCGACAGAGAGCTGAATGACATCCTTGCTACCTGCCAGCGTCGCTTCCAAGAGGCGGAGCGAACTGTATGGTCTGGCAGCGAAGCTGATAACGCCGATCAAGGCGCAGACGCCGGATGAATGGGGCGCGCAGCACCGCATCTACCCGCCAAGCTCCGGTGTCCCGGGGCCGCGTGATCCGTACCTGACGCCATATGTCGTTGATGTCGAGCGCGCCGTTGTCAGCGGGCGCTTCCAGCGCGTCGTTTTCGTCTCTGCGGCACAGGGCGGCAAGACCGATCTGGTGCTCGATGTCATAGGTCACAAGCTCGACACGCGGCCCGTGCCGATCCTGTATGTCGGCCCGTCGAAAGAGTTTCTGACCGACCAGTTCGAGCCCCGCCTGATGAGCCTGTTCGATGAGGCGGCGACGCTGTCTCACAAGGTCGTGCGTGGCCGCGCCATGAAGAAGACGCTCAAGCGCGTCTCGGGCGTCCCGGTGCGCCTTGCGCATGCCGGGTCATCGACTGCGCTGAAATCCGACCCTGCCGCGTTCGCTGCGGTCGATGAGTACGACGAGATGATGGCCAACATCCGGGGCCAGGGCGATCCGCTCGGTCTGGTGGAGGCGCGCGGCGTCACCTACGCCGATTTCTGCGCCTTGATCACCTCGACGCCATCGCGGGGCGCAAAGGAGACCGAGGCGTGCGACTTGACCGGGCTGGAGTTCTGGAAAGTGCTTGATCCAGACGAAATCGACAGCCCGATCTGGAAGCTGTGGCAGGAAGGCACGCGCTATCATTGGGCATGGCCGTGCAAACACTGCGATGAGTATTTCATCCCCCGGTTCTCGCTGCTGACGTGGCCAAAGGATGCGACGCCAAGTCAGGCGCGGCGCGAGACCAGCATGTGCTGCCCGCATTGTGGCGGCGTCCACGACGACGCCGACAAGGCGGACATGAACGCCAAGGGCGTCTATGTCGCGCCGGGCATGTCGATCGACAGCAATGGCGTCGTTAGCGGCGACCCGCCCGAGACATCGACGGCCTCGTTCTGGGCGTCAGGGCTGGCCTCGCCCTTCGTGTCATGGGGCGAGCGCGTCGAGCGCTACCTGAAGGCGCTGGCCAGCGGCGAGAGCGACAAGGTTCAGACCGCCGTCAATGCTGGCTTCGGAGAGACATTCATCCCGGCTGGCGGCGACGTGCCGAGCTGGGAGCAGGTGTTGCAGCTGCGCACGCCGCTGCCGCGCAGGACTGTGCCGCTCGAGGCCGTGTTCCTGACCGCTGGCGTCGACGTGCAGGGCAACGGGCTCTACTACACCGTCCGGGGCTGGGGCTCACGCGCGCAGTCCTGGCTGATCGATCACGGCATCATGTGGGGCGACACCAGCATGCCGGAGGTGTGGGCCGATCTCGGGGAATACCTGACGCAGCCCATCGACGGGATGTATGTCAAGGTCGCCTACATCGACAGTGGCTTCCGCCCGGGCAAGAAGTTCATCGTGCCCGAGAACCGCGTCTATGAGTTCTGCCGGCAGTACCGCCGTTTCGTCTTCCCGGCCAAGGGCCGCGCGACGATTTCGAACGACCTGTGGATCCGGGTTTCGCGCATCGAGGTCAACACGCAGGGCAAGGCCGCGAGCTACGGGCTCGATCTGGTGCTGATCAACACCGACAAGGCCAAGAGCTTCGTGCACGAGCGGCTGCGCTACCCGATCGACGCGAAGGGCGCTTTCCTGCTCCACGAGGAAGCTGACGAGGACTACTGCAAGCAGATCGTCGCGGAGGCGCGCGTCAAGAAGCCGAATGGCGGTTTCGATTGGGTGCCCGTCAGCCGCGAGAACCACTTCCTCGATTGCTTCGACCCGCAAACCGAACTGCTGACCGATCAGGGCTGGATGGCAGTCGAGGATGCGGTGTCCTATGGCGGCGCTTTTGCGACCGTGAACCTCAACACTGACGAGATCGAGTACCAAAAAGCGACAAGCAGCGTCAGGCGCAGACACGTTGGCGCGATGGTGCGCCTCAAGGGGCGCGCCATCGACGCGCTCGTGACACCAAATCATCGTATGGTCACGGTGCGCAGCAACCCCGTTGACGAGACGGCCAGGATCACACTCGCCAAAGACCTGACAATCTGGCACCGGATCAAGATGACCGCGACGTGGCGCGGAAGCGATCCGGCGTGGGTTCACCTGCCTGCCGTGGACATCGAAATCCCACGGCGCGGGGGCATTCACGAGCCGGCACGCAAGCTGGCAACGAGCGACGTCTGCGAGCTTCTCGGCTGGTATGTCTCCGAGGGTCACAAGCGCGCCATTGGCCGCTCCCGCGCAGTCGTCATCAGCCAGAACCCAGGTTCAAAACAGGAGCGCATTTGCGCCTTGATCGATCGCTGCGGGTTTCGATGGCGTATCACAAACGGTCGGCAAATCGTCGTCACCTCGCGCCAGCTCTACGATCTCGTCAGCGAGTGCGAAATGCCTGGCGACGGTCGCGGCTGCTATCGCAAGCGCGTTCCAGATTGGGTGAAGGGCTTGGCGGCACCGTTGATCGAGCGCTTCATTGAGGCGGCCATCCTTGGCGATGGGTGGGTGCAGAACCGGTTCCGCACGTTTGCGACCACCAGCCGGGTGCTTGCCAACGATATGCAAGAGCTGATGCTGAAAATTGGGAAAACAGCGAGCCTGCGCACCAGAACTGTGCCCGCATGCCGTATTCGCGGCAGCGAGCATCAGACAGCGGTGCAGTATCATGTCTCCGAGCGCCTGACGCGCGCCGCGCTCCTGCGCCGGGCGGATAACGCGCCCATTTTCGAGACCGTCGACTACAATGGCATGGTTTATTGCGTGACCGTTCCGAACGGCACGCTCATCGCGCGTCGAAACGGCCTGCCAATGATCGTCGGGAACTGCGAGGCGCAGGCCGCAGCCGCCGCCTATCATGCAGGCGTCTTTCGCCTGCCTGATGGCGCGCGGCGTGATCCGCCAGCCCCGGAGCCGGATTTGCCGTCGCCCGCGCCCGAGCCGAACAAGCCGCCGCCGCGGCGTGACAACCCGCGCAAGAGCCGGTTTGCCGACATCGCCGCCCGTCTGAACGAGTGACAAGGACGATCATATGCTGAAAAGGATCGCTTCTGCGTTCGGGATCGGGCGCAGCACGCCGAAATCGGCCTACATGCGCGGTGGCGCGTCCCCGTTCTTCTGGAACTGGGCCCCGGCGCTGCGCGACCCGCGCACGGAGGTCTCGTCCTCGTGGCAGAAGGCTGCTGCGCGCGCCGTTGACAGCCTGCACAATTCAGGCTGGCTCGCTGGCGGCGTCGAACAGGCGGTCGCCTCGACGGTGGGAACTGGCTTGCGGCTCAACGCAATGCCTGACGCTGCGATCCTCGGCTGGACGGCTGATGAAGCCGCGAATTGGGCCCGGGACGTCGAGCACCGCTGGGAAATGTGGGCGCGCCGCCCGAACGAG